CGCAGTTATTCACCAAACACAGAAAAAGTGACTTATCAAACTTTCTCTAATTATCAATACGCTTTGCAGTATGCAAACATGCTCAAAGATGTAGGCTTAAAAGCTTCCATAATGATTAATAGAAGTAAGAAAGATTAAACAATCACGCGACCTCAAAGCCGCCTATTAATTAGGCGGTTTTTTATTGTTTATAACTAATTGTTACAGAATGTTAACAATACCTTCCTAAGTGGAAATCAATATGTTTATAATTCATATAGATACGGCGTTTACGTCGCGTCCACTAAACACAACTTAGGTATTAAACATGGCACTAGCTACCACCACAAAACCAAAAGCAAAAAAGCAAACACCAGAAGAGAAAATATGCGCGGAAATTATCGCACTTATTGAAAAAGGTGTTAACCCTTGGCAAAAGCCATGGACAGCCCAAACAAGCGGCAACTATCGCAACCTTATTACGGGTCATCTTTACAGCGGCGCAAATACAGCTCTATTAATCATGTATGAGGTTAGTAGAGGTTATACAAGTAATTTGTATGTAGGTTACGCACAAGCCGCAAAGAAAAACTGGACAGTCAAAAAAGGTTCCAAAGCTTGTTATATTTTACATCCGGTTCCCGTTTGTTTTGATAAAACAGATAAAGACGGCAACCCTGTAAAAGATGATAAGGGTAACGTGGTTAAGGTTCAATATATGAACTTCAAACCCGTAGCCGTTTTTAATTCAGATTGTCTTGTTGGTGCTGATGAAAAAGCTCAAGATGCACTAGAGCAAACTATCAAACATGAACAGCGCAACATCAAAGAAAATTTCAATGATGTAGAGACTAGAAAGCACAAAGCTTTCACAACTCTTAAGGCTTATATGGATAGTCAAGAGATTGATCTATTAGAGGGCGGCGATAGAGCCTATTACAGCCCATCAGCGGATAATATAGGCATGCCTAAACCAAAACAGTTTCAAACTGTTGACGGCTATCTTGCAACATTAGCGCATGAGTGTATTCACTCAACTAAAAAAGAAAGCCGCCTTGATCGCTCTTTTGGATTCTCAATGTTTGGGAATGATGCATACGCTAGAGAAGAATTAGTTGCCGAATTAGGCAGTGCGATTCTTACAAGAAAGCTAAACGTAGGTTCTAAGATAGAACATCACACTAGCTATCTTAAGAGCTGGTTATCAGGTATTAAAGAAGATACTAGCTACTTATTCAAATCACTAGCATATGCTAATAAAGCGGCTAACTTCATACTAGAAAATCAAGCTAGTAACTAACACTTAGCACAAATTAAGAGAGTCTCACAGGCTCTCTTTTTTGTTGCTGTAATAATTAATACATATTCTATATTGTGTGCATATAGGAACATGAGCCACACATATAGTGTACACTTAGCAAAATGAATCTAACCTGTTTCTAGGTATAAATTCACGATACCTCTTCTCACTGGTCTATAAACTTATGAAACAGAATTTTGTTTACGACGTTAAATATAGAGATAAACACGGCAATGTCCGTGTCTTTTCATGTTTAGATGAAGATATAAACGGGGCAAGAAAGCAAGCTATGACTATGGTTTGCGACCTCAACGACTACAGCGGGACTATTCTCACTGTTCTACAAGTAAACGATGATACAGAATGGAGCAATGGACTTATTGTATGATTTCGCGCGGCAATTAAAAGCAGAAGCAAACCAGCGTGAAATAGGTAGATTGAAGAACACTAACGCAACTGTAAAAGCTGAACAGCGCAGTTATGCAAGTAATACAATATACGGTCAAACAATACTTAAACACCATACAGAGTTAATAGCACAAGAGATAAAAGAAAGATTACATTTATTGAGACGTGGTAAAGCCGCTGTTGATGCTGTTGTAGTAAACAAACACCTTAAAGAATCAAATCACAATACCTTAGCAGTCATCGGCATGAAAGTAATGCTTGACGTACTGGGAAAAGAGTCAAAACCAGTGCTTGCTGATCTCACTGTTCCATTGGGTCAAGCTGTTGAGGTGGAGCTGAGGCTTTCTCACTATTTTGCTATTAATCCAGATTTATATAAAAAGATAGAAAAGTCTTTTCACTCTTCTACAGGAACAAGACAGAAGGCAAGCGTTTTTAGACTGAGATTCAACAAAGCAGAAGTTGAGTGGAAAACGTGGACGAGAAGAGAACGACATGTTATTGGATCATTCTTGTTGGACTGTATAAATAGAAAGACGCACTGGGTAAAAAAAGAAACAATCACCCAAGGTAAGAAGTCAAAGAAAACGTGCATGCGATACAGCGAAGCATTTCTTGTATTAAAAGAAGCAATCATATCAAAGGCACAACACCTCGCTTTTAATGCTGAACCGATGTACTGTGAACCACTTGATTGGAGTAATGAAGAATCTGGAGGCTGGCTTACAAGTGAAGTCAAAGATATGTTTCCGCTGGTCAGAACTCACTATGGGTCATTACCAAGATGTAAGCAGGGAGATATTCCGATCCGTGCTTTGAACAACATGCAACATGTAAAGTTCAAGGTAGATAAGAATACCCTTGCTGTTGTCAAGTGGGCTAAAGACACTGGACAGACAATCGGCAAGTTTCGCATTGAGAAACGTAAAGACTTTACAGCTACTCTTCCTGACAACCCATCAGAGGAGGAGGTAAAGGATTACAAACGTCTAAGACGTGACATTGAAAACTTCAATGCACAGCTCGAACAAAAAAATTACAGGACACTTGAGACTGTAATGATTGCGGATAAATTTGCTGAAGAGTCCAAGTTCTATATCCCAAGTTCATTCGGCTACCGAGGAAGGATCTATTGCCTCACACACTATATGAATCCCCAAGGTACTGATCTCGATAAGTCACTCTTGCTTTTTGCGGACGAGTCTCCAGTAGATGAATACTGGATGGCTTTCCATTGCGCCACTACACATGGTCTTGATAAAGAATCTTTATTAGACCGTGTGGCATGGACAAGAGCGAACACAGACCACATCACCAAAGTGGCTACAAACCCAATAGAACACAGAGACTTATGGATTTCCGCAGAAGAACCTTGGACACACTTACAGAGTTGTTACTGGTACTGGTTATGTTGTATTGCCAAAAAAAGCAAGACATCAGGCTTGATGATTGGCATTGATGCAACATGTTCAGCCTTACAACATTTGTCCGCTGCTACTCGTTCTTACAGTGGTGGCTCACTTGTCAACTTGACACCCTCAAACAAACCTAAAGATGGTTATGCAGTTGTGGCAGAAGTATCTAAAAAATACATACGTCCAGAGCTACATAAATACATAGACAGAAAAACTGTTAAAAGGGTTTGCATGACCACATCGTATGGTCTTACATATAGATCAGCCAAAGGTTACATAAGAGAAGCATTGATAGACAAAGGCTGTGACTTGTCACAAGCTGGAGTACTCAAAGAAGTAACTGACGCAGTGTATCGCAAAGCAGTGCCAGAAGTGTTCGACGGTGCAATTAAGCTTATGAACTTTTGGCGGTCTATTCCTAAACAAGTACTAGATTCACGCGACCACATTCAATGGACAACACCGAGTGGATTTGTTGTAGTACAAGATCTCAGATTCTCACAAACAACAAGAGTTGACACGCGACTAATGGGATCAGTCATTGCATGCCAACTCGCTACAGGATTTGGTAAGCCCGATATGCAACATCACATCGGAGCTATAAGTCCTAATATAGTACATAGCTGGGACTCTTCGTTAATACATTTAGTATTTAGTGAGCCAATGTTTACAGACGGTAACATACCTTTCGCATGTGTACATGACTGCGTGTTAGCTAGATCATCTGATATGACAATGATTAGTAAGTTAGTCCGTCAAAAGTTTGTGGATATGTACAGCACCAACATACTTAAAGATTGGTGTGACCAAGTGGACGTGACATTTGATGAAAGTGTCATGGTAAACACTTTGGACATTAATCAAGTGTTACAAAGTGATTACTTTTTTTGTTGAAATGAAGAAAGAAAAACAACCTCCAGAAAATTCAACACTGGTTCAACGTATCGAATTTTACGTTAATACAAATCAGATAGTAAAAGCGAAAGCACTTGCTACTGTTGGTGATACACTAGAGGAAGCATACAGCTGGGACACTGAATTTATTTAAAGTTTTTTACATAGAAGTATATGTACTTAACGACTTTTTGGTGATTCTCCTTTAGTATTTGCAAAAGCGGCTGTGGTCGTGTACACTTAGGAAAGCGATGCCTAGTCCAATTACTAATTCTTGCGCCCACAAAGCTCACATGGTCATTGAGCTACTGCGTTCCTCTGGAGAACGTGAGTTTCCAATGCAACTTGCTTCGTGTTTTTTCTATATAGCCGCTCACGATGGCTGCGAACAGTCCGAACTAATCGAGGCTGTAAACATAAGTCATTCGTCAGTATCTAGAAATGTGTCATGGCTTGGTAGTAAACACCGTCTTGATAACCGTAAAGGATTAGAATTGGTACGCCGTGAGCGTAATCCTAAAAATTACAAATCTTGGCTGCTGTACCTTACACCAAAGGGAAGGCAATGGGCGAAGCAGATTGAAAACATCATCATCACTTAGTCCAATGTCCAGACAAATTACAGTAAAGGACTGTGTAGATCACACAGCCCGTTCTCACTGGAAAAACATGCGAAGTTATAAAACTAGCATGATGTACGCAAAACTATTTATGGATTGCAGAAGTCCATCAACACCTATTAAAAAGATGTTGAAGGGCGATTATTGGATAAAGACTCAGAACATGCTTCTCGACGATCATCCACGCTGGACACATGCGACTGTGAATAGAACAATCACGGCGGCTCGCACGGCGATCAACAAGGCTCGCAAAGCTGGACTACATGACATGAATCTTCCTGAGATTGACAAGTTAAAGGAAAACAAATGTCGTATGGTATGGCTTACACGTCACCAAGTTGACAACTTAGCGGCAACCGCCGAAGAAGTCTTTGACATGAAAGATTTAAAGGAAGCAATTCTTGTTAGTGCCTACACAGGTATAAGACAAGATGAACTACTTAAATTAAGAGTCAAAGATCTAGACCAACACCATAAATCTTTGCATGTAGGTGGTATGCAGTATCTAGTTACAAAAGCTAATGAGATACGGCATTTACCCGTAGGCGAGATTAATAGGGTTTGGGATATATTAGTGAGTAGGACAACTCACCTAGATTCACGAGACAGAATCTTCGGAGACTGTTGGCGTAATGGTCAAGCATTGCGTAGACAGTTCTATAAAGTCCGTGACTATTGTGGATTAGACGATGGTGTAGTTTGGCATACACTTCGCCATAGTTACGGAACTTGGTTGGCAGAGACTGAATCGGTTAGTACGATTCAAGCTTTGATGGGACATGCTAATAGCACAACCACTGAGCGTTATGTAAAGGTCAACCCAACCAGACTCAGAACAGCATTATCTTCACTGAATGACAAACAGCCAAATGAGTTTTCAGTATCAGAAGATGTGATTACCGAATTGAAAGCACAGATCAAAAAAGAATTGATGCTGGAGCTTCTCAATAAGGATAAAACCAGCTTAACCGCTTAGGTTATAATTAACAGTAGATCTCGGCTAATTGCTTTAGTTGTGTTTAGTGGGTTAGCCGAGATCCCTTGCTATCGCTACTGTCTCAAATGCACACGCTGGTTTTAGGTTCTGACATAAATAAGTCCACTTAACCAAACGAAAAACCACCAAGTATAGTAAACTTTCCCTCTATACTTGGTTTTTTTGTGTCTATTCTCAATTACAGGTATGACCTAAAATGTGCTGTACAAAACCAGTTACTAAAAAACAGCGGGAAATAGACCGCATGAGTGCCAAAGAGTACTCTTTTTTTTTGGCTCATGGCGATGACGCTTTGGACAAAGAAAAAATGACCAACGACGAGTACGACGAGTACTTAAAATCTAATCTCATATTTGACATTTAATGGCTAACGAGTATATCTTCCCAACCAAACTAGAAGGGTTCATTCGTCTTGATGAAAATGGTGGTAAATACAACAACCGCTGTTTCTCATTTCAAATAGATTCCGAGACGCTAAAAAAAATGGAAGCTGATCGGGTACAACTTTTAAAATGGTTGGATACAAAACCAAATACAAAAGGTGCTATAACCAGACCACCAAAGTGGGAAGGTAAAGACGTAGTTTCATATAACTACGATGGCGAAAAACAGAAAGCACCTATCTTTGTTGATACCGATGGGACACCTTTAACAAAAGATGTTCTTAAATCACTGAGCAAAGGTACAGAAGTGCAACTTATTGTGCAACAAAAACCTTATTGCGTCAGCGGTGTAAAAGGTACAAGCTTCCAAGTTATAGCGGCAAGAGTCCATAAGCTAGTCACTTACTCAGGTGCATCTGATAAAGGTGAGCTTTCTATTGATGACATCAACAGTATGTTTCTCAAAACTGAAGGCTACAAACAGGAACAACCAGTAGTGACCGCTGAACCTAGCAGTTATGAACCAGCCTATGAAGTTGATTTCTAATGGTCTACCGCTCAGGATTGGAAGAGCGTGTTGCAAAAGTCTTTGATATAAATAAAATTCCTTACCAGTACGAGAGTAAGAAATATAAATACGTTATTGAAAGTAACTATACACCTGACTTTTTTGTTGGTGACATGGTTATTGAAGTAAAAGGTTTCTTTAAACCTGAGCAAAGACGCAAGATGTTAGCTGTAAAACGCCAGCATCCAAAGTTAGATATACGCATGATATTCCAGCGCAATAACACACTAAGTAAATCATCCAAAACAAGCTATGGAGATTGGTGCGACAAGCATGGATTTCCGTGGTGCATATTCCCACACATACCAAAGGATTGGTTCAATGAGTTACCACCATCTAATCACAAAGAAACCAGCTCCAAGCAATGATTTTTTATTTCTTGCTTTAGACGCATGGGTTGAACAGTTCGAGGGTGACATCCCTTTTCAAGAAATCATCGAGGTGATGAGAGATTATGTCGAAATCGCCGACGATTATGGATTATCAAAATGAATTTATTAGGCACGAACCTTGTCCTTTCTGTACTAGCAGCGATGCCTTTGCTGTTTATTCAGACGGATCAGGTTATTGCTTCTCATGTGGTACGCATCGTCGCAGTGAAGGAGCAAAGGATTTGTTTTTACAACAAGCAAACACTAGAAAAAGTAAGAGCATGCCACACGCTGAAGCCAGTGAAACTAGAAGAGTACAGTACGATGGTGACTTCGCCAGAATCTCGTCTCGAAATATAACCGAGGACACTTGCAGAAAATTTAATGTCAGGGTCGATACTGTACGGAATGTTATTAAGTTCCCGTACTATTCAGATACGGGGCGAATTGTGGCGTATAAGGAGAGAACGAAAGCGAAGGGTTTTTCGTGGACGGGTAAAAATAAAGATCATCGGCTTTTTGGTCAGCATCTATTCGGTAGTGGTAAAACTATTGTCGTTGTTGAAGGCGAGCTGGATGCTCTTGCGACGTTTCAAGCAAGACCTAATTGGGCGGTAGTATCCGTTGATTGTGGAGCAAAGGCAGCAAAAAAATCTCTGTTGTCTCAGCTCGACTATCTACTTGGCTTTGATGAAATCGTACTTATGTTCGATAACGATGAAGCTGGTACTAATGCCACAGCAGAGTGTGTCTCTTTATTCCCACCCGATAGAGTTTTTATAGCAGCTCTCGGAACATACAAAGATGCTTGTGAAGCATTAATAGCAAAGGATAGTGAAGCAATACGCCAAGCTATCTGGAACAAAAAATCATATTCACCTAAGTCCATCATTGATGGGCGTGATCTATTTGATCTAGTAAGTAAACCATTACACGGCAAGGATGCTGACTACCCATACAAAGCTGTAAACGAAATGACATCTGGGCTACGCTTCGGCGAACTGGTATGTCTAACCTCCGGCAGTGGCGTTGGGAAGAGTACTATTTGCGGCGAAATATCTCAGGCGTTAGTCGATCAGAATTTTAAGATCGGGTACATTGCACTTGAAGAAAGTGTACAACGTACAGCACTACGACTGATGAGTGTGGTTGCTAATAAACCATTACACCTTAACAACGACATACCAAAAGAAGAATTAAAGGAAGCCTTTGATAAGTCTATTGGTACAGGACAAGTGTTATTGCGTGATGGATTTGGCAGCGTTGATCCTAAGTCAATACTTAATGACATGCGTTTCTTGGTTAACCAAGGAGTGCAATGGATAATACTAGATCACTTGAGCATATTGCTGTCAGCAAATGAATCAAACGATGAACGACAACTTATAGATAGAACAATGACGCAGCTCCGATGTTTTGTTGAGGAGACAAACATAGGCATGATACTCGTATCACACTTGCGTCGCAGTCAATCAGACAAAGGACATGAGGATGGTAATACCATATCTTTGAGCCAGTTGAGAGGCAGTGGATCTATAGGTCAGTTAAGCGATATTTGTTTAGGTGTTATCCGCTCAGTTAGTAGTGGTGACAATACATCTAAGGTTGTTTGTCTTAAAAATAGATTCAATGGACAGACAGGTGAATGTGGCAATCTCATATACCAGAAAGAAACTGGAAGATTAATCGAACATCCAACCGCACTAAATACAGATTATGAATCGTTTTAATAAAGCGAACATTGCTGTGTTGTTTAAAAAGACAGGGTGTAAACCTTGCAAAGTAGCACAGAAAAACTTAAGAGAATTACTTCTTGAAAAAGAAGAGTTAGGTAAGTTTATCAAAGTATTAGACATAGAACACCATACAGCCTTACGAGGTGTTTACTGTCTTGAAATGTTTCCTACATTATTATTACTTGATCCACATGGACAAGAGATAAAGAGAACAGTAGGTGGTAGAAATCTAACAAAAGAATACTTTGAGACAGCACTAACAGAAATACAAAAAGGTAAGTCGTGAACTATCTTTTTGATATAGAAACAAATGGCTTACTTGATGAAGGTGATACTATTCATTGTCTTGTAATTAAAGACTTGGATAGTGGAGAGATATTTCGTTACGACGAAACAGGTAAGCATGATCGCATAGCAGAAGGAGTCAAAGCCCTGATGTATGCAGAGACGATATGGGGTCATAACTTAATCGCATTTGATATACCATTTATCATCAAATGTTTTCCATATTTTAAAAACTACACAGCCAAGGTATATGACACCTTGATAATGTCGAGAATGTTTTTTACTGATCTACTAGATCGAGACTTCCGAAACAAACCACCAAACATGCCAGCCCAAATGTATGGGAGACACGGCTTAGAAGCTTGGGGTTACAGACTCGGAGTTATGAAATCTGAATACGGTAAAAGCTTAGATGGTGATTGGTCAACATATACACCCGACATGCTTGAGTATTGTGTAGCAGACGTTGAAGCTAACACTCCGCTTGTTGAATTATTTAAGCCAAAGATAGGTGTTCACGAGACATCAATCAAACTCGAAACAGAGTGTGCAAAAATAATGCAATGGCAGTGGGAAGAAGGCTTTCCATTTGATGTAGCAAAAGCACATAAGTTAGAAACAAAATTAAGGATAGAACTGGAGACGCTTTCAGACGAAATGCGATCTACATTTCCGCATGTAGACGGAGGTAACTTCACACCCGCTCGCCCTAATCAAAACAAAGGGTATGTAACGGGTGCTGAGTTTTGCAGACTTCGAGAGTTTAATCCAACCAGTAGACAACATATAGCTTTTGCTTTTCAAAACTTTCGAGGATGGGAAGCTATAGAAAAAACAGATACAGGTAAACCAAAGATTGATGAAAAGGTGTTGATGGAACTCGGCACAAATGAGTCAAAAAAATTTGCTCGCATTTTGGAATTACAAAAAGCACTTGGTCAGTTATCAGAAGGACAAAATGCTTGGCTTAAACTTGTTGATAAGACAGGTAAGATCCACCACTCTTGTTCACTAGCTACCAACACATTTAGACAAGCACATTACCGTCCCAATCTTTCACAAGTAAACAGTGCAGAAGAGTATAGAGAACTCTTTCATGCTGGAGCTGGACGAGTACAAGTAGGAGCTGACGCAAGCCAGCTAGAATTGCGCGGACTTGGACACTATTTATCACTGTTCGACGGTGGTGAATTTAGTAAAGAAGTTGTGGAGGGTGATATTCATACAAGACTTGCAAAGATTTACGGTACAAGCCGTCAAGTAAGCAAGACTGTAACGTACTGCATGATCTATGGTGGGGGTGACTTCAAGATAGGTCTTAGTGCTGGTTTTGATAAAAAGAAAGCTGCAAAAGAAGGTAAAAGAATCAGAGCTGCTGTATTAGAAAACCTAAAAGGCTACAAACAACTACAACAAGCAATACAAGAGAAGGCAAGATTTGGCGTTCTCAAAGCACTTGACGGTAGACCTTTAAGAATAGGTGATAAAAAACACGTTGCTATGAACTACCTTATCCAAAGTGCTGGAGCAATTATTTGTAAGACTTGGTTAGTTGAATCAATAAAAAAACTAAAGGCACAACATGTAGATTTTGTTCCTTTGGCATTTGTACATGATGAAATACAACTATCAGTACATCCAAAAGACACAAACGAAGCAAAGAAAATATTAGAGGAAACAATTATTGATGTACAAGCAATGCTCGCTTTTCGATGCGAACTTGCCGCTGAATCAAAGTCAGGACTTACATGGTGGGATTGCCACTAAAGTTTGTAAGACATGTCATAAACGTAAACCAGATAACGAATTTACTAAAGCTGATGGAAGGCACAGAGCCACGAGAAACCGTTGCAAAGAGTGTACAAACATTCAAAACAATATCCGAAATACTCTTAAAAAAATACACCCAGAACCCGCCGCTGGTAACTGCCAAATATGTGGACAGTACACGAGCGAGTGGGTCTTGGATCATTGCCATAAGAACTTATCTTTTCGTGGGTATATTTGTAGATCTTGTAACAGCGGTATTGGTTTATTACATGATGACCCCGACACATTGAAGCGAGCATTTATTTATCTCACAAATGAAACTAAAACCAACAACAATACTGCTTGATGCTGATTATTTTTTTTACAGAGCTGCGGCTGCCTCTGAGTACGAAATGACTTGGGACGCTGATGTTACTGTGATTGCTGGTAGTCTAACCAACGGTCAAAAAATAATTAGATCAGATGTTAAACAATTAAAAGAACGGTTTGATACTGACGAATTAATAATGACGTTTACGGACGTTGAAAATTTTAGGAAAAAAATAGACAGCGGTTATAAATCTAATCGCACCAAACGTAAACCATGTGGATTCAAACGCTTACTAAACTGGGCTAAAACAGAATACGAGTGCATCCGTATGCCACAACTAGAGGCAGACGATGTACTAGGAATACTAAGTACAAGTGGATGCTATACAAACTTTGTATTAGTCAGTCCCGATAAAGACATGGAACAAATACCATGTCGTATCTACAATCTTAAAGAAGAATTTACACAAACACCTGAGCAAGCAGAGTATAAATTATACGAGCAATGTTTAAGTGGTGATCCTGTAGATGGATACAGTGGTATCAAGGGTATTGGTAAAAAAAAAGCACAGTCTATTCTTAATAATAAAGAAGGCACATACTGGGACACAGTACTAAAAGCTTTTAAAGATCATGGTTACAAAGAAGCTGATGCACTAAAGCAACTGCGACTAGCAAAGATCTTACACTCAGATAATTGGGACTACGCAAGAGAAAGACCAATACTGTTTACACCATGAACAGACCATATCTGACACAACAAGAACTCATATATATAAGAAACCATTTACTAAGTTCTCGTATGTATAGAGGTGCAACTCTTCCACATGGTGCTGTGGTATGGCAAGAGTGGATGCACGATTTCCTAAAAAAAATTAATGATTGTTTAGATGAGTAAGTATTCACCGACACACTATCAAAGAGGTTACATAGAAGTCTGGGATTTTATAGAAGATCAAGACCTATGTTATTTTCTTGGCAATGTTATTAAGTATGTATGCAGAGCGGGTTATAAACCAGAAGAACACATGCTTGAAGATTTAAAAAAAGCCAAGACATATCTTTCAAAAAAAATATCCATTTTAGAAAAAGAAAAAGAAAATGCACTATGATTTCCAAGGTCAAGCAATCCAGTTTAGATTGCAGATGGATCAGCCAATAGGCAAAGCAAAAGCTGACCTTAAATTACAAAGAGAACTTATCCGTGAGGAGTACTGGGAGTTTAATCAAGCTGTAGCTGATTACAAACCAGATGTATTTGCACTCAAAGAACTAGCAGATTTAGTTTTTGTTTGCTTCCAATATGCAACAGCCGCTGGTTGGGAATTAGACGAAGCGTTGGACAGAGTATTTAGAAGTAACATGTCCAAATTAGAAAATGGTAAGCCAGTTAAAAATGCTGCTGGCAAAATTATGAAAGGTCGAAACTACAAACCCCCTTATTTAGATGACATAGTATGAAAGCAAAAATAGCAAGAACAGGACGTGTACAATCTTGGCTTGATGAACCATCACACCGCCTACCTGTTTCATGCACAATCGTTGTACCCGAAGATAACATGGAGTCAATACAAGACTCTTGGACTTTTGCAAGTTACGCATTAAGACATGGAGCTGGAGTAGCTGTACACCTGAGCAACCTAAGACCTAAAGGATCTGATAATGGTAGAGGTTTAATTGCTAGTGGGGCTGTAAGTTTCGGTAAGATATATTCCACACTTAATGAAGTACTTAGACGTGGTGGTGTCTACAGATCAGGTGCAATCACACTGCATCTTGACGCTGACCATGGTGACTTAGTTGATTTTATAACTGCAAAAAGGGGCGAGCTACCGTGGGTAAAGAGGTGTGTAAATATAGATCAAGAGTCATGGGACAATCTAGATAGTCTTAAAAAAAGTTTGTTGTTACATGGCATACAAGCTGGCGATATATGGTTAGCAAAAAAAAGATATGACCAGCAAGGGAGAAGAGTCAGGTTCAATGTATGTTTAGAAGTTGCATTATTAAATAAAGGTAGTTGTTTGCTTCAACATGTGAACTTAGCTGCATGTGAAAAACAAGAACTGATACCTGTGTTTGAACAGGCGATGAAAGAGCTGTGTGAACTACATCCTAAGACAGGTGTAGATAAAGATGGTTACTATCGCCACCCAAAAAATGACAGACAGGTAGGCTTAGGTATGATAGGTCTTGCTAATTTTCTAAGTTACTACAATGTTTCGTACAAAGAATTTGGCGAAGCCTTGTCTGTATTAAATGCTGGAAAAGGTGCAACTCTAGAACAAACAGATACTGAAGCATGGGATCTTGCTTTGTATTTTATGAGAGCTATAAATGCAGCTGCTGATGTTGCAGATAAATACCACATGGACAGAGCTTTTGCTATCGCACCTACAGCTACATGTTCTTATAAATACTCAGATAGAAATGGCTACACTGCAACACCTGAGATTGCACCACCGATAGCTACAAGTGTAGACAGAGACAGCTCTACTTATGGAGTTACCACTGCTGACTATGGATATGTAGAAACTGCTTGGGAGGTTGGTTGGGAAGCATACTATTCTGTGGCTACTGGCATATGTCAGTTACTAGAAAACACAGGATTATTCCATGGTTATTCATTTAACACATGGACAGATGTATGCACATATGATGAGGAGTTTATACAAAAATGGTTGGACTCACCATTGACAAGCATGTATTACTCACTAAGAGTTATGCCTGATACTCAAAGAAAAGATGATGCCGCTGCACTTATAGATGATGAAGATTATAAAGACCTATTTAATTTTGAAGAAAACAATGTGTGTTCAACTTGTGCAGAGTAATGACTAGCCCTTATACAAAACTTATAAATAGAAAACGAAAATGGACACCGATAGAAGTAACTAAAGGTGACTTAAAAAAAGGATCAGAAGAAACATTTTATCGAGCCTTAGCACTGAGAACGCTTGAGCTACCTGTTAAAGAAATGCTTGAGCAAGGATTAGCAAAAGAACTACCTAAGATAGATGGATGTGAGGAAGCACTTAAGAGTAACCAAAAGGATGAGGACAAGCATGATCTTGCTTTTAACTATTTGGTTAATGCTCATGGGGTTGACAGGGGAGCTGAGAGGGAGGCGCAAGTTATACGCAAGGCGTGGCTTGATGCACCCCAGCACCCAATACTCAAGACGGCTGTACTAGAAAGATCAGTATTTTTTGTACTGTTACCTTTCTATAGATACTGTGGTGACATGGCTTCTAGAAGTGTAAGCCAAGATGTTAGCGGTGATGAATCTATCCATGTATTAATACATCAAATGGTATGCAAAGACTTAGGTATAGCTAACTCAAAAAGTTTAGACAACCTACGCAGACAGACAGTTGCATGGGTAGTAGATAGTCTTGGTGTCAACGACGATAAATATTTAAACAAAGATTTCTGGATTAAGACCAGTGATTCTCTATACCGTACTGGTAAAGCAGAATTAAAAGAAACAAAACGCTCAAGGATGCCAGCCTTCTTTGAGAGTGATAACCGTGACTTACCTTCGTATGGATAGTTTTACCCTTATGAACGGGGGACGTGGATTTCTAGATCAAATTATTGATGAGCTAGATGAGACGTTCCCTGCATATACACCAAACCCTGACGACACCCTAGCTCTTATTATGTATAGAGCTGGGCAGCGTAGTGTCGTAGAACATTTATACAATAAGAAAGATGTGCCAACCTGACATCCCAGAAATGCCTGAGTATGAGGAGCCTAAAGTAGCTCCAGCAGCTCCAACACCAATACAACCTGACAGCTTAGGATCTTTACCACCTCCAATGTCAACAAGTGCTGGTCAAGGTGATGAAGCAAAGTTAAAAAAAAAGTCTACAATTAAAAAAGATTTACAAAGAACACAGGGCATTAACAGATTTAAAATACCTTTAAATACAAGCAAAAATAAAACAACTTTAAATATACCTAAATGAAGCAAACAGCGTTATCACGCTATGAAAGTTTGAGATCAGGTAGACAACAGTTTTTAGACGCAGCAAGAGAAGCGGCGGCATTAACAATCCCGTACCTAATGACTGAGGAAGGTTTTGGTGAAGGTGAAAAACTTCCAATACCTTGGCAATCACTGGGTGCAAAGGGATGTAACGTGCTTAGTTCAAAACTTATGCTAAGTCTGTTCCCACTAAATACAAGTTTCTTCAAGTTATCTATTAACGACCAAGAACTCGCAACCTTACCAGAAATAACTCCAGAGATTAGATCCGAAATAGATTTAACACTAGCAAAGATGGAACGAACCATCATGCAGCAAATCTCAGAATCTACTGATCGAGTTATTCTATACTCAGCAATGAGACATTTGGTTGTCACAGGCAACGTATTATTGTTTGCTGGGAAGAAGAATTTAAAACTGTATCCCTTAAATCGTTTTGTAGTGGATCGTGACGGTAACGGTGAGATACTTCATATCGTCACAAAGGAGCATGTTCATAGATCTTTATTACCAAAAGAATTTCAAAAGTTACCTGATGGAGTACCTAATATAAATAGTGCTGGAGAAGATGGTGTTAAGCATGGCGTTGCTGGTAGTGATGCTGAAGATGCAACTGTCTTTACACACTGTGAATTAAAAGATGGTTCACACAAATGGTATCAAGAATGTGACGGAAAAATTTTACCTAACTCACAAGGTTCAAGTCCTAAAAATATAAGCCCTTGGATCTGCTGTAGATTTAATATCACAGACCAAGAGAGTTACGGTAGATCAAGAGTATCAGAATATCAAGCTGACTTACAAAGTCTTGATGGTCTTATGCAAAGTATGGTTGAGGGTAGTGCAACAATGGCAAAAGTTGTTTTTGCAGTATCACCAAGTAGTGTTACTAAACCACAAGCTTTGGCAAGAGCATCTTCGGGAAGTATTATTTCTGGACGAGCTGATGATGTAAGTGTAATTGCTACAAACAAGCAAGCTGATTTTCGTACTGTCAGAGAAATGATTGAGATATTAACACAAAGAATATCTGATGCTTTTCTAATACTTAGTCCTAGACAATCAGAGAGGACAACTGCTACAGAAATATCAGCAGTACAACAAGAGTTGAATGAACAACTTTCGGGAGTTTACGGTAACTTAACAATTACTTTATTGACTCCATATTTAAATAGAAAACTTCATATCTTACAAAGAAACAAATCTATACCCTCATTACCAAAAGGATTAATTAGTCCTGTGGTGGTAGCGGGTTTAAATAGCTTAGGTCGTCAGCAAGACAAAGTTGCATTGATGGAGTTTATGAACACAGTGGCACAGTCACTTGGTGCAGAAGCTTTAGCACAATACATCGTACCGACAGAAGTATTAAAACGACTTGCCGCTGCGTCAGGTATTGAAACATTGAACTTGATTAAAGATCAATCAACAATGGATCAAGAAATGGCACAGATGCAACAAGCACAAACACAAGAAACGCTTATGAAACAAGCGGGTCAATTAGCTAGATCACCAATAGCGGAGAAAATAATTAATGGTCAACAACAGCAAGAACCCCCAGCCCTCCAAGAAAGAGGACAAAACCCCATCGACCAAGGTGGAGAAAGTACAGAACAAATCTAGAGTAACAACTGCGGGTAACTACGAAATAAAAGAAAAAATTACAAGATCATTTGGATCAGCAAAAACTACATATCACTAAACTATGCCAAGTAAAATGATTGATCCTACTGAGCAAAATCAGGAGGAACAAAAAGCAGAAGCTCAAGCATTTGAACAAGGAAAAGCAAACAATGAAGCATTACAAGCTGACAGAGAAGCTAACTTTGAACAGAACGAAAGAGAAAATCAACCACCACTTATAGACGGTAAGTTTAAAAGTCAGGAAGATTTACTTGCGGCTTACAAAGAACTTGAGAAAAAGCTACATAAACCAGAAGAAGAAACAGAAGAGAAACCAGTTGAAGAGGAAGCGCAAGAACCTGAGATACCTGTGTCACAACAGAGTATGCAAAAGGCTGCGGATGTTTTTAAAGAAAAAGGCGAACTAACTCCTGACGTTATTGAAGATCTATCAAAGATGGACAGTAAGGAATTAGTTAAAGCTTACATGGATTTTTATAATAAAAATAAACAACAGTCTATACAACAAAGCGCAATAACTGATATACAGAATATTGCTGGAGGTGAACAAGGTTACAACGATCTTGTACAGTGGGCTTCCACAAATTTACCTGAGCAAGATGTATTGGAATTTAACAAAGTTGCTGAATCTAATAATGTTGCAGCAATAAAGTTTGCAGTTGAAGCTTTGAATAATAGATATAAAAACTCTGAAGGTTATGAGGGTCAATTAATAACAGGCAAATCACCTACAAACGACGGGCTAAAACCATACCGAAGTCATGCAGAACTTGTGCGTGATATTGGTAATCCTTTATATAATTCTGACCCAGCGTTCAGACAAGATGTAGAGGCAAGACTAGCTCGTTCACCCGAACTTTTATAACAGCGAATAGTGACAGCTACACAACATTCTTTTCAAGACGGAAAGTATTCAGTCCGTCAGGTAGAGGTTGCAAGACAACCTGTTACCGCAAGACAGTTAACAGCTACTGCCACAAGTCAGAACACAGTGTTAACTTCTACCGTGCGCCTAATCAGTGTACGGGCTGTCAGTGCAGATATTAGATATTCCATAGGAACTTCAGCACAGACAGCAACTTCATCTAGCCACTTTATAGCAAGTGGTGAGAGATTAACTTTGGTTGTTCCAAGCGGAGCAAACATAGGCGTTATTAGAAACGCATCTACAAACGGAACTCTTGAATTAACAGAACTAGACTAATGGATTTAAATAAAGCAGAAAAGTGGAACGGAAGAGTAGCGATGCTTGGCATCGTTGCAGCTCTAGGAGCTTATTGGATTACAGGACAAATTATCCCTAGCATTTGGTAATGGCTAAACGAGGATTATACGCGAACATCAACGCTCGAAAGAAAGCTGGTACTAGCAGATCTAAGAAGAACAGTACCATTACAGCTAAAGCATACGCAAATATGAAAGCTGGTTTTCCTAAGAAAAAGAAGAAAAAGTAGGGGTACAATCATACCTAAACAATTTTTCGTCCACCTTCTAGCCGATTCTGAAGGGACTAAAAATGGACAAATTGAAAAAATTTTGGAAAAAAGTTAGATCCGTTATGAAAGCAGAGACATTCTGTAGATACCCTGTCATACATGACGAGGAAGAACTTAAACGCCAAAGAGCTATTGCATTCCTAAAAAGAATGTATGGCAAGTAACGTCCGTTCATCCCTAACGGGACGCATGCAATCAAGACATGGAACGGGGTCTTGGTAATGGAGATAGTTATGAAAGTAATTAAATTCGTTTATCGTGGCGTTGCTTACAAAAGAGTAATTGGTTAAGCAATCTTAGGGGGTGCAAGTCCCCCTATCTCAATTTCCCACTAGCCCGATACGTCGGATAACTACTGGGGTGTACACCTCGGAAAGAGGGTTAAATCTTTCAAACTTTAGACATGTCGCAATCGTAAATATTTTTTTTATAGGAGTTATAGACCATGACTAACATGGCTAATATTACTCGCCCCCATTCGATTAATGGTAATCAGAGTAATACATTTGCAAACAAATATGCAACAGCGTTAACCGTCTTTTCTGGCGAAGTATTTAACGCTTTCAATAGTGCTTCTATCTTCAAAGGTCTAGTCAGAGGCTACACTTTGAGAGGAGCAAAGAGCAAGCAATTCTTACTACAAGGTAAGCTTGGTGCTGGGTTCCATACAGCAGGGCAGCCTATACTAGGGGATGCAGCTCTAAAGGCTAACGCCGTCACAATCAATGCAGACGATCTATTAATTAGCTCTCAGTTTGTATATGACCTCGATGAAATTCTATCTCATTACTCTCAAAGATCTGAGATCAGTAAGCAGATCGGTGAGGCTTTAGCAAAATTTTATGACCAGAGAATCGCAAGAGTTCTTGATATGGCTTCAAGAGCAAGTGCTGTGGTCACAGGTGAAGATGGTGGATTTGAAGTTTCTATCGGATCTGGTAAACAGTTTGATGCACAAGCTATCGTTGACGGTATCTTCGAGGCAAGAGCTGTACTAGAAGAGCGCAACGCTCCTACTGATGGAATCTCTTGTGTACTTTCTCCACGTCAGTACCTATCACTTATCTCCTCTGTTGATACAAATATTCTTAACAGAGAGCTAGGTGGAACACAAGGTTCTGTAAACAGTGGCGAAGGACTTTACTCTATAGCTGGAGTTAAGTTATACAAGTCAAACAACCTACCTTTCATGGCAGCTTACAACACAGCAGTTGCTGGAGAGAACAACGACTACACAGATACAAATGATAAATGTGCTGGTCTAATCTTCCACAGAGACGCTGTTGGTGTAGTAGAGACTGTATCACCTACTGTAGAAACAACATCTGAATCTTTCAGAGTTCAGTATCAGGGTGACTTAATTGTAGGAAAACTCAGCATGGGTGTAGGTCAACTACGCACAGCAGTTGCTGGTTCACTTCAAGCTAAATAATTTATAGTTCCCACGGGCTTATGCCCGTCGGGGCTTCACATTCCCTAGAAATAAATGGCTACTAAAATAACAAAACTAAATGGTGTCAATATTATTTTATCTAATATTGGTCAAGCACCTGTCACTTCACTAGCAACACTAAACCCAGCCGCAAAATTAGCGGAACAAATTTTGGACGAGGTTTCATTATCTACGCAAGCTGAAGGTTGGGTATTTAATACTGAACAAGATTATCCATTTACACCTAATAATAATAAAGAGATCATTATTCCATCTAACGTAATTGGTTTAGACTTCGTAAGTTTTGGTGATAAAAATACTGTACAAAGAGGCGGTAAGCTATACGACAAAAGAAATCATACTTATCAATTTGATGACATTGTGTATGGAAAAGTTACTTGGTTGTTTGACTTTGTTGATTTACCAGAAGTATTCAAAAACTATATTGCTATGAGAGCTGCTAATGTTTTTGCAAACAGATCAGTCGGTAGTAATGAAATAGTTAAATATTCAAAAGAAGAAGAGCAAATTGCTAGAGCTGCAATCATGGAATATGAAACACAGCAAGGTGACTACAACATGCTTAATGATAGAGCGGGAGGAACAGAGTTCCATACATTCCTACCATATAACGCTATTAAGAGGTAACAATGGCAGCAATATCACAACAGATTCCTAATCTTTTAGGAGGTGTAAGTCAACAATCAGATCCTTTAAAGTTAGCTGGACAAGTAAAAGAAAGTATCAATGCTTATCTAGATCCCACATTTGGTTGTAGGAAAAGACCACCATTGCAATATGTAAAAAACTTAGCATCTGACATACCATCAACTGCAAAGTGGTTTTTTATTTTACGAGACAGCAGTGAGCGTTATGCAGCGGTGATTTATAAAAGCACAACGTCTCCCAATCCAATGGTTGTGCGAGTTTTCGATTTAAACACTGGTAATGAAAGAACTGTTACCACAGGCTCTGCTGTAAATGATTATCTTGATACAGATAACTTAGATACAATTAGCACATTTACTTTAGCTGACTTTACATTAATAGCTAACAGTAAAAGACAAATTAGTATGAACTCAGTTCAGCTAACAAATAGTCCAGAAGAAGCTTTAGTCACAATCAACACAGTTGCATATAACACAACTTATAGTATTGACTTAGCAAGAGACGGTGTAACACAACAGACAAAAGTTTATAGAGCTACAGGGTTAGAAGTAACTCCAGCATCTTACGAAGTTGCAGATGGTGGTTTAGCATCTAACCATTCTGCACAAGATCATTCATATAATGATCCTAATGATCCTACAAAAACAGGATTACAATTTAGACTTGTAAATCAAGGAGCTGCATTTTTTGATGAAGATTCAGATGCTTTTAAATCTAGATATAACGCAAGTGTAATTTTAAAAAATGGCGGAAGTGGATGGAGAGTAGGAGATAATTTCAACGTAACTCAATCAGGTAAAACATTTAATGTACGAGTATCATCTGAGGCTTTTGAATTTACATTTGCTAGTGATGGCACAGCAACATTTACTACACCCAGTAATGCAACCAGCGGAACACTAAGAGTTGGTGACATTATTGCTGATTTAGTTGCAGACATAAATAATTTTACTGGTTATACTGCTGACTCTATTGGTCACGTTATAAGAATTAAAAGGACTGACACTAGAAGTTTTAACGTGTCAGTGCGTGGTGGTACAACTAACAAAGCAATGGATGTCATAAAAGGAACAGCTAACGACATCAGTAAATTACCAAGTCAATGTTTTCCTGACTTTCATGTAAAAGTACAAAACACACAAGAATCAAATGCTGACGATTACTTTGTAAAGTTTGTTCCTGACGCTGCTGGCGTTGCTGGTACTGGGTCTTGGGTTGAGACAGTTAAGAAAGGTATAAATACAAGCTTCAACTCGTCTACTATGCCACATGCTTTGATAAGAGAAGCTAATGGTAACTTTTCACTAAACCCCTTAACATCCAGTGGTACACTGGGTGGTTACTCAGATAGAGAAGTTGGTGATGAAATCACAAACCCAGAACCAAGTTTTGTGGGTCGTGGTATTTCTGGTATAACATTCTTTTCAAACCGTTTAGGATTTTTAGCTGACGATGCAATCGTATTGAGTCAAGCTGGAGACTTCTTAAATTTTTTTGCAACGTCCGCATTAACAGTAAGTGACGCTGATCCAATAGATTTAACAGCAGCTTCAAGTAAACCAGCATTTTTAAAAAAAGCAGTTGGTACGCCAAAAGGATTAGTTTTATTTGCTGAAAATGCACAATTTTTGTTAGCTACACAAGACGTTGCTTTTGCTCCAGCTACTGTAAAACTAACTGAGATTTCAAACTATACTTATAAATCAACAGTGCCACCACAAAGTTTGGGCGTAAGTATTATGTTCCCAACTTCAACAGAAACTTTTAGTAAGGTATTTGAAATGGCAACTGACTCTGTTGATAACAGACCTTCAGTTGCAGAAATATCTAGAATAGTTCCTGAGTATATACCTAAAACACTTAATTGGGGTGCTAGTTCTCCTAACAATAGTTTTGTTTTATTTGGTGATAATACTGATACAATTTATTATTTTAAGTTTTATAATGCTGGGAATGAAAGACAAATAGCTGGGTGGGGTAAATGGGAATTACCAGCTCAATGTAGAGGTTATGTTTTTGATAATGATACTTCTTATATAGTTACCTACGACGGAACTAATTACGGATTATCGAAAATGGAACTTATAGATGATCCAGTTAAAGGAGCTATAAATACAGGATTTACAAAATTCACACCAAGAGTTGATTTTTTACAACATAAATCTGATATAACAACAGCAGCTTCTACAAATGCTGGTAAAACAAAAGTAAGATTTGCAAACCATAGTTACATATCTGGAAAACAACCAATCATTATGTTTACTGGAAATGGTAATACAGCGGGTGAATTTGAAAGACCAACTATTTTGACTGATACAACTGGTAAATATATAGAAACTGATACAAGTAATTTGTCTGGAGATTATGTAATTGGTCTTGAATATCAAATGTCAGTACAACTGCCAAGCTTTTTTATTAAGCAAGATACAAGAGCTGATAGAGTTGATATTCCTATGGTTGAAACATTGTTTTTAGACTTATACCACTCAGGTAGATATGATGTATTAATAAAAAGATTTGGTTATACAGATTTTACATTTACTGTTGAAGCAGCTCTCGCAAGTATTTACCAAGCAAATAATCCTATTATTGAAGAAGTAGTAACTAAGCAAGTGCCTATATATAATTTAGGATCAGAAACTACAGCAACTATAAAAGCTTTAGATCCAATACCAAGCGCAATAACTGGTTATAGTTTTAGAGGACATTACAACAAAAGAGGTATTCAAACATTACAATAACACCGTTTTACAGAGCGGCTACATTTGATGATGTATTGCAAGTTGCCAATAATCTTTTACCAGAAGATTTACAAGAAATGGAAGGCTTAGGACATAGTGTTCTAGGTCTTTTCTTTTCTTATTATGCAAGTGATCCATGTCTAGCCTTTTTTAACAAGTATGGTGACATTGCTGGCTTAGGTGGTATTTCGTATGTTTCCCCAATAGAAGGAAGTATATGGATGATATGTACACCACACATAAAAAAAAACCCAGTAACTTTTGTTAAACAATGCAAGAAATGGTTAAGTGAGCAAAAGCAATACAAAATTTTAACTAACAAAGTAGACGCAAGAAATAAATTTCATCACAAGCTTTTAAAACTTTTAGGCTTTATATCAATCAGAAAAGTAATAACCGAACCACACCAACTGCCCTATATAGAAATAGTAAAATTATGTGCTTAGTAGAAGGGATGCTCGGTGCAAGTGCGGCAACAGCAGCTTCGGTACAGGCTGTAGCTGGTTTAGCTATATCTGCTGGAAGCCTAGTACATAGTATTAGTACAGCTAATTATCAAGCTGCCGTTGCTCGCAGACGCGCTGACATACAACATCAAAATCAACAATTACAGCAAAATTACGAAAATCAAAATACTGTAAACCAACATATAGCAGCAATTAGAGCGCAACAAGCTGCTGATTTAGCTGGACAAAAAGATGCTCTTAATGCAAATGAAGCCGCCAATAATGCTTATGTAGCTGAACAAATAAAAAAAAATGATGCTCGTACTGCGGCTGCTTTTAAAATGCAAGATATATATGCTAAACAAATAGGAGCGAAAGGTTCAATATTTGCTACAGGTTCTGTAGGTAAATCTATTGGTTTACTTGCTATGGACGCTGAAAGAAAAGGCGGATTTGCAGCTACTAAAGAACTTGCTTCCAAGGATAGTCTATTCCAGCAGTCAGATATAAATATGTATAATATTGAAACACAACGACAATCGAAAGTTAATATAGCTCTTGCATCTATACCCGCTCCAGTACAAGCCGCCGTTCTTCCACCAGCTATAACAGGTGATTATCCTATTGAACTGAAAGATCCAACGTTAGCATACGCAAATTTATAAAATGGCGAGAATTTATAGAGAGCCGACTTTTAATAATCAGTTTAAATCTTTTGCGGAATCTGGTAAATTCGTTACCGAAAAAAGTTTTAATCCATCAAAACAAATAAGACAAAAAGCAAAAGAAGAAGCACAAAATCTTAAAAGTTTGGCAAGAAATCAACAGCGGCAAGCTGCTGTTAATCAAGGATATTTTAATGCAGAGGTAGCAGAAGGATCAGCAAAATTAGCTAAAACTAAAGCTTTGCTTTCTTTTGCAAGTTCTGGAATAAACATCTTAGGTGATTTAGATAAAACACTACAAGCCGAAAAAGCAAAACAAGAAGGTCTAGACTTTCTAAAACCTGAGCTTGGTGGTTCTATTGTTGAGGATGAGATTCCAAATACAAAGTTGGAAGATGTTGCTGAGTTTGAAACAGATCTTACTGAGCAAAGTGCAAACAATGTAGACGCTGCAAAAAGTGTAAGTGGTAATAATGCTGTTATTGAAGAGGAAATAATATCAGAAACTGCGAACTCAGAAGCAGCAAGATCTTCAACACAAATTACAACATATACAGCAGCGTCAAGTTTAGAAACTGATTTAGAAGCTTTTTTAAGAAGCGATACAAAAATAAGATTATCTGATGGAACTATAATTGTTGCTAAAGATGCAACAGTAGACCAGCTACCAATAGTAATTGATGTTGGTTTAGATCATGTAACTAAATCTTATTTTCCACATGAACTTAGTGGTAAGACTTTACATGACACATATATACCTACAGCAAAAAGAGTTTACGGAAGTTTACTAAATAAATTTAATCAAGAAAAAATAGCTCTTGCACAAGAAACAAGAGTACTAGAGCATGTAGATCTTGCTACTGTTGCACTTGATAATGGTCAACCTATACAAGGTGTAGTTGATAATCTCTTACCTAAATTATATTCATCAGGTGCATACGATTCTAAAGCTGATGCTTTCGAGGCTGGCTTTTCTCATTTATCAAATTACTATCGTGCAAATCAAGACATTGAAGGTGCGACTGCTTTACTTAATATTTTTAAAGTAAAAAATAAAGATGGCACATATAACGTAGGTACAAAACTTGCTGATGATCCTGTCTATAGCATCAAGGTAATGGATCTTGTTGAAAAAATAAGAAATGATAAAAAAAATATCAAAAATGCTACTATCAGTGGTTTTGAAAAAGATATGTTCGCAAAACTAAGTGGTGTTAATGAAGCAGAAAAAAGAAGAGAAATAGTTTTTGAATCTATCAAAGTTTTAAATGAAGCTGGATACCACAAAGAGGCTGATGAATTAGCAGCGCAAATAGATCAGTTACAAATATCTGACATCCAAAAAGTAGAAGATGCGAACATTTATCAGCAAGTTGTATCTGGAGAAATAACATCTAAAGACGTATTAGACGAGCAACTTAAACTTTCCGTTATAAGTAAATCTGGATACGACAAAGCTATAGCTGAATTAGACGATAAAAATCCTGTCATTCCTGATGGTGGTGCAAAAACTTTCACTGATGACGTAATGCAAGGTTATCTTGACAGATTTAAAATAAGAATAGGTGCTGAAGTAAATCCTTTTGGTGAGGTTTTATTTGCTACAGATGCTGGCTATTTAGATAATGCTAGTGATAGAGCAAGAATTAATGCAGCTTTAGAATTAGATCTTAAAAAAGTAGCTCTTACAACTTACAAATTAAACAAAGATCAAGGTACAGGAACACAAATAGCAGAAATAGATAAAGCACTAAAAAATTATTTTGAACTGCAAGTAACATCAGAAGGTGGTAAGTATTACGTTAAACCTTTTGCAAATGATAATTCTGTTTTTGTGTCTGATGGAACAAGAAAACTTAAGTCATTACTTAAAAGTCCTGAAAATTTAACTAGAGCTTTTGGTGATAAGAATAGTTCTTTAAAACCTGTAAAGTTTGATTTTAATGCCTCTGACAAAATAACTCTTGAATCAATAGCAACATATAAATCTGGAAGAGGTGATACGATTTTTAAAAAGGATACACATAAAGTTTTTGTAGATGAATATGTACAAAATGGATCTTTTAATCCAACACTAATTGAAGCTGCTACTGCTGTTGGTATGACACCACTTCAGTTTCTAAATAGACAAAGTACAAATCATGGTTTAGGACAAGTTTATCGTCCACAAACATCCTTATCTACAGACAAACCTAACTATGTAGCTTCTACTGAATTTTTACTCAACAAAGGAGTCACAAATAAAGCAGCAAAAATATTAACGGGTAATTTTGACGAAGGAACATGGCAAGAAATAAGCAGTAATAATTCATTCCTTAATTTTGATACAGAATTTAAAGTAGAAGATTTAGAAACGATTTTGGAAAAACTGAAATTAGATCCGAAAACTTATTCAGTAATCACAAATCCTTATGCAACTGATAGGCAAGTACTAGAAGTTGCAAGCGAAATATTTAAATAACAATGCCAATATTAGAGAATAGGGATTTTGAAGTTTATCCAGATCCCGAAAAAAAAATCGTGCCTCCTATTAATGTAGATGATGGCAATACAGAAAAAACAAACGAAGTAGCTGAACAGGTAGATCCAGTTCAAGCAGCGAAAAAAGTTGAAAGAAAAGAAGGTTTTGTAACAAAAACAGGTCAAGCATTAGATTATTTAGTTAATTATGATGGCTTAACAGCAGATACTACAAATGTGTTAGCTGCTGGTTTAAAAGAGGCTACAAAAAATGTACCTATCCTCAACAACATAACTGAAAATATAGATAAGTTTACTCTTGGTTCTAAAGAAATGAAGGACTTAGAGGCAAAAATAGCTGAAAAAGAAGCAGAAAAACGTAGAAAGGGTGAAGATACTTTATTAGATAAAACAAATGTTGTATTAGAAGGTATCGCCTCTGGTATGGAAGGTGGTATAGCTTTACCATTTACCTTAGCTGGCAGACTTACAAACCAAGCAACACCTTGGGCTGATCCTCCAGCTACTTTAAAAGATAGTCCACTTGGTGAAACTGTTTTTGAAATAGCTCAGATTGTTACTCCTACATTACTTTTTGGTGCTGTTGGAGGAAAAGGTGCTTTAACTACTGGCACTTCAGGTTTATTAATTGAAAGTGGTATTGAAACTGTTACGCAAGATGCAGCTGATGATTTAATAGCTGGTAGATATTTAGCAACTAGATTTGGAAAAATAGCTGATAGTCTTGGCTTTGACGGAAATCAACTTGCTATAGATATGATCGAAGGTAAAAATTTTAGAGGTCAAGCATTTGTAGCAACTGTTGGATTTATACAAAACTTAGGTATAAACGCCTCAGTAAATAAATTTGTAGATATTTTTAAAAAGTCATCTAAAGTACAACAAAAAGCTTTACTTGAAGGTGCTGAAGAAAATAAAAATTTATTAGAAGCGGGTACAGACGGTACACCTCCACCAATACAAAAACAACTACCAACATCTGCAATCACAAGACAAGGGGATGTTATAGATGTAGATGTTATAGACGTAAAAGATTTACCAGAAGGAGTAAAAAAAGCATCAAAAATTTTAGGAACAGATGCTGTAGAAGTTTATAAAAAAGTAGAAGATGTAAACGAAATACCTTACAACTTTAAAAAAGAACCTCACGATGTGATGGATATTGATAATTCTGTCAATGTATCTAAACCAAGTGAAGGTAACGTACATACATCTAAAGAAGCATTTCATACAGAAATGGCTAGAGGTTTTCAGCCAGATACAGCCGCTACTAGAGGTCTAAACGAGATTGGCACTGATGGTATGACAAGAGCTGATCGTAACTTCTTTACAAACTGGGGATCTTTAACTGACGAAGTTGGTGTACAAAGAGCATTACAAGAAATAACAAGCAATCTAAATAAACTAAAAAATTTTCCAGCAGATCTAGATGTAGCACTAAAAAGAGCTAATCATTTTTGGTCAAAAAATGCAAATCTATTAGGTGAAGATATAACAGCTTTTGCTAGAGAATTTTATAAAGAAGGTGTTGTACCACTTGATCCAAGAAAAAGTCTTAATGATTTTGATGGTATAGATTGGCAAAGAATGTTGAGAGAAAATGTAAAAATATCTCCAGACTTTTTTGCAGCCGCTGGATTAATGGCTGAAGAATTAGGAGTTAGATTTGCCAAGCAAGCAAGAGTAGTAAGAAATTTAGATAATGCCAAGATTGACTTTACTCAAGCTATGGAAACCATGGTTCAGTTAGTTGAGAAGGGTGATTTATTATTAATACCTTTAAGAAGAGGTAAAAGGCAATGGGCTGTAGAAGGTATAACTCAACAGAAAAATGTCTTTGAAAAATTAAGAGAAGGATATAAACAACCACTTGGAGCTAAAGATTTACCTACAGACAAAATAACTCCACGCGACCTCACACTTATAAAAAAAACAGATACTGATGCTGGTAAAACAATTAGAGAGTTATGGGAAAGTGCTAAAGCTGGAAATACAAAAGACCTAGAAACTTTAAAAGAGTATATAGATTATGTTGCTGGCGCACCTCCAGATGAAGTTTTTGGAATGACAAAGAACTTATCTGATGCTTTAAAAAATACACTTAATGTAAATGGTGACTCTATAAGAACTCTTTACTATGCAAAACTTTTAGCAACAGTAAACCCACAAACTGCGGCTGGAGCAACAAACGTAGCTCGTCTTATATCAGAACCTCTTGGAAATATTGCTTCTCCTATTTTTAGAAAAGGTGGTATCAAAGATGTAATGTATGGATTAGGTCAGTTAGTTGGTACACAGAGTGCTATAAATGATGCTTTATTTGCATTTAAAAGAGCTGCTAAAAATAATCAATCTATCAACGCAAGTTCAAGAGTATATGAATTATCTAAAACTTGGAAAAGAAAGTCTTTAGAATTAGAGGCAGCTAAAACTATGTTGCTAGATAAGGTATCTAGAGAGGGTGGTAATAAAACTGAAATAGCAAAGATCCATATTAATTATTGGCTGCAAATGGCTATATATAATCCATATACAAACTTTGCTAAAAGATTTTTAATAGCACAAGATGATGCCGCTAATGTTGTAGTTGGTCATCAAGAAGCAACAGGTAGAGCATTTGTAAAAGCTTACGAAGATGGTGTATTTGATTTAAAAATTAATCCAAAAAATCTTTTTAAAAAAGGTCAACAAGCTATACAACAGGGTAAGCAGTTAGAGCAATATGTAAGGCAATCTATGGGTAATATTTTTGAGGATGGAGTTACCCACGGAAGATTAATAGATGAAGGTGTAATACAAAGAGCTAAAAACTTGACTATGCAAGAAAATATACCAACAGGAAAATATGCAACACCTGTTGATAATTTTTTTAAAGGTTTAGAACAAAATAGTCAAAATGCTTTTTTACAAACATACTTCATGCCTTTTGCTAGATTGTCTTGGAACTTTTTAGATACTTTAGGTAGAAGTTTATATGCTGTTGATCCTACAGGATTGATGGAAAAAAGTGTGCCTAGATATAAAGCAATCATATCTGGAGAAATGGGAGAAGTCGCAGAAATGCAACTCAAATCTCAAGTAGCTTTTACTCGACTGTTTGTTATGAGTCAAGCTGGATTAGCCTTAACAGGAAATTTAACTGGTAATTATCCCCCAGATGGTATGCCAAAAAATTCATGGATTATACCAACACCTTGGACATCTACTGGTTATTCAGCTATACCACATGACCGTATTCAACCATTTAGTTCTATTGCTTCTATAACTGCTGATTTAGTAACACTTACTAGAGATCAAGCTATGGGTGAAAAAAAATTCATACAAGCAGTTTCGTTATTTGTAGCGAGTCTTGGTATAGCAGCTTTGGATCAAACATTTTTGAGGGGTCTACAAAACCAAGTTGAGTATTTAGATCTTAACGGATATGTAAATAAAGAAGGTACAGGTTTAAAACTATCTAGAGTTGGTGCTGATTTGGCTACAAACGTACCACATCCATACAACCCATTATTTTGGGCTGGTTTTACACGTCAATTATTTGATTTTGTACAGCCATATCAAACTATGAACTCTGATCCTAATAATACTGGTAGAGATTTTTTATCAAGAATTAGAGGTAGAGTTTTAATGGGTGTAGGAAATCCTCTTAAGTACGATAGATATACTGGACAACCTTTAAAGAAATCTGGAAGTCAAGGTACAAACTACTTTACTGGTGTTGTTAATAATTTATTTACTACCTTTGGATATGCTGGAAAAATTGTAGAAGCCGATCCTAATAATTTTGTTAAAAAACAAATGTATGACGTAGGATTTAATTTTAACAAACCTGAGATCGCACAATATAAAGGACTTGATTTAACAAATGAAGAGCAATCTTCTTTTAACAAATATATGCACAGTGAGGGTAAATTAGAAGGTAAATTAAAATTTTTATTTACTCAAAACAAAAAATATAAGAAATTGGTAAGTCAATACAACAAATTAAAAAAAGAAAGTCCTATCAATATGCCAAATACTCAACTTAATACTTTAGAACTACAAATACATGCAATGATTGAAGCTGTACATAAAGAGGCTAAAGATTTAGCTTTACCTTTTGTAAAACGAGATCATCCAGAACTAGAACTAAAGTATCAAAATTGGAAGAACCTACAAATTAGACGATAAAAACTAAACAAAAATAAATGGCACAGACTGTTGAAACCTATACAGGGGATGGCAGCACCAAACTTTATTCAATACCTTTTCCTTATATAGAACAATCAGACGTAAAAGCAAAAATAAATGGTCAACTTACCACAGCTTTTACGTTTGCAAACGCAACTCAACTTGAGTTCACAACCGCTCCCGCTAGTAATACGAAGATAATAATATTTAGACAAACAGATGATACAGCAGTAAAAAAAGAATTTAGTGCTGGATCAGCTTTAAAAGCAGATGATCTCAATGCTAACTCAAAGCAAGCATTATTTATCAATCAAGAATCAACAAACCAAGCTGCTAGTACGCTAGGAGCAACATTTGTAGGTGATGTTGAGTTTGGTTTTGGTAATGTTATTAAGTTTGAGGGTGCTACAGATAATGCACATGAAACAACTTTAACGGTAACAGATCCAACAGCGGATAGGACACTGAGTTTACCCAACGTCAGTGGTGTACTGGTTTCTACTGGAGATACAGGTACAATCAATTCGGCTATGATCCTTGATGGAACTATTGAAAGTGGTGACATCAAAAACGGAACAATCGTAAATGATGATATTTCTGGAACAGCAAACATACTGAACAGTAAAATTGCTGATGGATTACTAAAAAGTGGTATAACTATTAACTCAGCTAATATAGTTAATGGTTCAATCGTTAATGATGATATAAATGCTAGTGCAAATATACAGGGATCAAAGTTATTAAATGATAGTGTTACCTTAGATAAGCTAGGATCTGGAGCTTTACCGACTGATATAACTGTAGCTTCAGCTAATATCGTTAATGGAACTATCGTAGATGCTGATATAAACAGCTCTGCAAATATTGATGGTGACAAATTAAAAAACGACTCTGTATCTCTAGCAAAGCTAGAAGGTGGTGCGCTGCCTACAGATATAACTGTTAACAGCACTAATATCGTAAACAGAAGTATAGTCGATGGAGATATAGCATTAGGAACACTAGATAATAGATATTTTACTGAGGCTGAACTAAACGGTGGTCAGTTAAATAACCTGTACTATACGGAAAGTGAGCTAAATGCTGGTCAATTAAATAATTTATACTACACAGAAACTGAATTAAACAACGGACAGCTTAATAACCTATATTTTACTGAGACTGAGCTACAAAATGGTGCATTAGACGGTAGATACTACACAGAAACTGAAGCTGAGGCTAGGTTTTTAAGACAAGACAGCTCAGAAACTATTGCTAGTGGACAAACTTGGTCTAACTCAGACGCATTTGTAGCTAC